CATAAGCCATCCCAGCCTGTGTGTATTTTAGTTCCGGATCATTTGTTAATCTTCCTATTCCTGTAAATTGATTCATTTTGTTACCTCCGTTTTTATTTTTTTCTCTAACATTTTTATTCCTTCTGCTGCTTGACTAGCTGTCATTTCAGGTATTTCTTTAACCTTGAAATATCCTAAAAACCCTTGTAAATCTGATTTTGTTTTTTCTATCAACTCTACAATACTGTCAATTTGTGTTTGACTTATTTTTAATACGGTTTCTTTTTTTACATCTGTTTTATATAGTGTGTCGTGGTCGTTGTCTTTTGTGTCGTCTATCAGGAATAAACCGTTTAGAGCATATTTTCTTGCATAACTTGATGTTGCTCCTGTAACCTGTGCTGCATCCATACCTTTTTTCTCTTCTGCTTCTCTTGCTATTGCTTCAACTTCTATTATTTCTCCTTCTTCTGCATCTATAAACTGTGCTTTTGTTTTCAGGTAATATCTATCACCTATTAACACTATTTCATCTTTTAATATAACAACTGCACCAACTTCTTTTAGTATCGGCTTAACTGCTTCAAGTATATCCTCTGCATTTCTGTAATTATATTTACCAAAACTATTAAATTGGCTCTTTGGAGCTTTTAACTTGTTTTGCACTTCAACTAATTTACTGTATACTTTCATTTTATCCTCCTTGGGCGGTTATATCCCGCCCTCAATTTCTATCATTATTTCTCTTTCCTCTTTTGTTGTGCTGTCAACAAGTGTTACTGTTATCTCTTGTAGTTTTAATAAATCTGCAATTATTTTAGTTATATCTGCAAAATCAGAAAGGTTATCTGTTATAAACTCTTTTTGCATATCTCTTGTAAATATTATTTTGTCATTTACAACTTGAATTTCATCATCGAATAAATAATTGTCTATCGTCTGTAAAAAAATATTTTCCGCTCTTTGTATTTTGCTTACTCTCCACATTTTGCATCATCTCCTTATAATTCAAATAGTTTTTTTAACTCCTCAATAGTTTTTATTCCGTAAAACTCTGCCAACTTAATGGCTATTTTTAATCCGGGCGTTTTTTTACTGTTCTCATATCTCCCGAGATTATACTGTTTAAGTCCGCAGGATTCGGCAACAAAAGTTTGCTGCAATCCTTTTTGGATTCTTGCTTTTTTAAGTTCTGTCATTTTCACACCTCCTTGAAGGGCGGTTAAGCCCTTTTGTTGTTTATTGTTCATTTATTCTTTTTAGAGCTTGTGTAATGTTCGGAAAATACTCTGTATGATATACCTTGTTATCATTATCATAATAATCTATATGTATGCAAGTTATAGTTCCCATCCCTCCATTATCGAAAAAGTTTAATCTGTTTTTACCTATCTTTTTACTGTATAGCGTACTGCTTAATTTTTCCATTTCCCCAACTTTTTTAAGTGCTTTTTCTACTGTCATTGCAATCATCTCCTTGTTTTTTTATTTGTTTCTTGCTTTCTTGATATAATTATACTACATTTTTTACATATTGTCAATACCTTTTTGACATAATTTTAATAATATTGAAAAAAGTTTGTAAAAGTGATATAATTTGTATATATTACAAGTGGGAGGTGTAAGTAAATGGCTAAACTTGATAATGATAAACACGAATTATTCTGTCAGGAGTATAGCAAAACAGGGATGAGTACAGAATCTTATATAAAAGTGTACAACACTAAGAAAAGAACTACGGCGGAAGTAAATGCAAGCCGTCTGCTAAGTAATGCAAAGATAAAAGAACGTATAAATGAACTCTCAAACACTGTATTAAGCGATAGCATCGCCACTATGGCAGAGATAAAAGAGTTTTGGACTAATATTATCAGAAACACACAAGAAGCTTCTAAGAACCGTTTAAAAGCTTCTGAATTGATGGCTAAAAGTTATGGCGCGTTCTTGGATAAAGTGGAACTAAGCGGAAAAGTAACAAATGTAAATCTAAACTCAACTGAATTATCAGAAGAGGAACTGCTGAAACTTGCTAAAAATTACGGAGTAGAGATAGATGACTAAGCAACAGCTGATAGAAGCAATAGAAGCAAAGAAGATTGAAAGAGAATTGTTGAGAAGGAAATCCGGATCACATTTTTATTCTTTTTGTCGTTATATGTTGCCTACTTTCTACAAGAAAAACAGATCACATCTTAAAACTATATGCGATACTTTGCAGGATCTAATTGAAAACAGGCTGGGGACTAAAAAACTAATTATAAATATACCGCCCCGACATGGTAAGTCATTAACGTTACAACTATTTGCAATGTGGTGTATAGGTCGTAATGAGAAAACAGGGATAATGACAATAAGTTATAATGACAGGCTGTCAAAGAAGTTCTCTAAAGCTGTTAGGGACGGGATAGAAGCAACTGCAGAAGAGGATTATATATCAGTGTTTAATAATGTATTTAAAGATATAAGTATTAAAAAAGGTGATGGAGCAGCTCAAATGTGGTCTGTAAATGATTCACACTTTACGTATCTTGGAAGCGGAATGAACGGAACGATAACTGGTATCGGGTGTAACATTGGAATAATAGATGACCCTGTAAAGAATGCAGATGAAGCATACAACGAAAGAGTGCTTGAAGAGCATTACGATTTTTACCTTAACACTTTTCTATCAAGGATAGAAGAGGGCGGCTATCAAATAATAAATATGACAAGATGGGCGAGTGATGATTTATGCGGGAAGATACTTGAATCAGAATCTGACTGGTTTGTGTTATCGTTAGCAGCACAAGACGATAATGGGAATATGCTATGTCCGGAACTGATGAGCCTTGAAACTTACAACAAAAAAAAAGCGGTAATGAATCCTGATATATTTGAAGCTAACTATAATCAAAAAACAGAAAAAAGAAAAGGAAAACTATATAACAAGTCGTTTAAAACTTATGATAATATACTGCATCTTGCTAATGTGCCTGCAGAATGTGAAATAGATTATGCGGACAAAGGTTCGGATTATCTATGCGCTATCATCTACAAGAGATACAATAATGCAATGTATGTATTAGATGTTGTATTTACTCAAGATAGTGTAGAGAAATCACATAAAGAAGTAGCAGGAAAGCTGATAGAGCATAGAGTGAGCATATGTAGAATAGAAAGCAATGGCGGTGGAAGCACGTTCAAGGTTTTGCTTGAAAAAGAATGTAACTTAACAGGAAATTTATACACTGTATTTGAGGACTTCAACAGAAAAGGGAATAAGGAAACTCGTATATTATCACAGTCATATTGGGTGCTGGAGAATGTATATATGCCTGAAAGGTGGCAGAATAAACACAATGAATTTTACAAGCAACTTATAGGATATAGTAAAGAAGGGAAGAACCTTCACGACGATGCTTGTTTTGTAGCAGGGACAAAAATAAATACACTGTACGGAAAAAAGAATATAGAAGATATAAAAATAAATGATAAAATAATAACTCCCTTCGGAATAAGGAAAGTTTTAAATTGTGGGATAACTGGGGAAAAGCCGGTTATAAAAAATATAGGATTAGAAGCAACTAAAAACCATAAAATTTTTATAAAAAAAGTAGGGTATAAACCGCTTGATGTGTTGACGAACGTCTCCCGATATGATACAATGAATCTAAAGGGGATGATAGAATGGAGATACAAAAAGTTATTATGTTCAATGGAATCACATACAGACTTATGGGGAAGGGAAAATATTATCTTAGTTAGTCGAAAAGTAACGAAGGAAGAAAATGTGCTAAAGGACTGCATGTTGCTATTTGGGAATTTCATAATAAAAAAACAGTTGAAAAAGGGTTTTGCATTCATCATAAAAACGGCAATACTTTTGATAACAATATTAACAATTTGGAGTATATTTCGATTAGGGAACATCTTTCAAAACATGCGAGAGAAAATTTTAAAAATGAAGAGTATGCCGCTAAAAATAAAAAAACACTCGACGAAAATAGATACAAAGCAACCGAATGGCATAGAAGTAAAGAGGGGAGAGAGTGGCATTCTGAAAATTCTAAAAACAGATCAAGTAAGTGTGGCGGAAAGTGGAGACGAAAAAACAATAAAATTGAATATTCCAAAATATGCGAAGTTTGCGGAAAAGAGTTTAAGAAAACAAAATACAACAACTCAAGCAAAGAGTCGCGAACTTGTTCAGCTAGCTGCTTGTCAAAACTATCATATTCAAGCAGAAATAAAAAAGGTATACAACCTAACAGTTGAAAAGGATGGAGTTTATTATGCTAACAACATATTAGTGTCTAATTGTGACTGCTTGAGTTCAATTGCAGAAAGGATTAATAGTCCAAATTTAGGTGGAATAACACATTTTTACGCATAATGTTGACAAATATAAATAGATGTGTTATACTGTTGGAGTGAGATCTCCTCTGATACAAACAATAAATAATAAAATAAATGGAACGTCGTGATGATGTGCCGAAACTTAGAACCTTTAAGGGCGGAGTGTCATTCCGTCCTTTTTTTGTATTTAGGAGGTGAAAAAGTGAAGAAAGGCAAAGAGATAACGGAAGAGGTTGCAAGTCTTAATATCGGAGGAATAGGAACATATTATCAATATCAACAATACTTCGACAATGTAGTCAAACAAGAACTATTCGACATAATGAGAAAAGATAGCACTATATATAGCAATCTTGACAGCAGGTTAAGCACGTTAAAAAGAAAGAAAATAAAAATAGTTGATGTAGATACAGAAAAAGAAGCAATAGACATACAAAAAAGATTATCAAATGATAACCTTAACAGCTTAATATCTCATCTATTCGAAGCTGTAACTTGCGGATATGCAATAATAGAAATAATGTATAACCCTGATTATACAATAAAAGAATACAAAAAACAGCCACGCGAATGGTTTTACTACGATGTAGAAAGACAAGAGTGGTATATGAATAGAACAGCAGGAGAAAAGCTGTATATCGAAACATTATACCCAAATAAGTTTATTATAACAACATTTGAAGCTGACAAGAAAAACCTTTATGGAAATGGTATATTAAACAATTTGGTTGAAACTTATGAAAGAAAAGCAAAGGCCCTCGGAAGTCTGAATAATCAATTAGATAAATGGGGAAATGTGCTATTGATATTCAAAAATGCACAAATAGCAGGAGAAACGAAAGAACAAACAAGCAGCAGAGTAAAAGGGATGATAGAAGCTGTTAAAAAGTCAATGAATAATGAAGTATTAGTAATGCCGCCTTCTAACGACAAGATTAATGACTTAATTAAAATAGTTGCTCCTACAGATTTGAAGCCCGTATCTCAACAATTAGTATTAAGACAATGCTTAGAAGAGGAAGAACTCGTAATATTAGGGGCTTCATTCAGTAAATTCAGCGACACGGGAACATATGCGAGTGATAAAGTATCGGCAGATGTAAAAGAGGATAAAGTTGAAGCTGATATGTGTTTTGTAACATCACAGTTACAAAAACTAATTGAAATAGATGCGGATCTGTACGGATATGATGCTAACAAGTATAGATTTGAAATGTACGATGAAGCGGATATAACAGAACTGGAAACAAACAGAAAGTTAATAGCTGAAACAACAAAAACAGAATTAGAAGTTGTGCAACTTGCAGGATACACATTAAGCAAAAATTATATAGCTGAAAGATTGCAAATAAATGAATCCGAACTGGAAGAGATAACGGTAACTGAAAATGTACAAAATGGTATAATCGAAAAAGTTAAATCAGTTAAGAATAGAGTTGTGGCGGTAATGAAAAAATGGATATAACTCTTAGATTTGATGCAAGTACACTTAGGGAAAAATTAAAAGCTTTGGCAAATGATAAATCAGTAATTGATAAAACTTATGAAAAGATAGGAGAAAAGTTACTTAACGACTTCAATTCTAACATTGACAACAGTAAAGATATAAACGGCAATGCTTTAACACCGAATGCTCCGAGTACAATCAGAAGAAAGAAAAGCAGTAAGCCCTTAATTGATACTGGAGAATTGAGAAGGTCGGGCGGATATTACAAGAGATCAGGAGCATTGATTGTAACATATCACTGTAAAGGTGTGAAATTTAACAACTTTGGAACAACGACATTGCCGCGACGGAAGTTTTTCGGACTTAACAAGCAACAAAAAAAAGATATATCAAATATATTTGTTGAGGAGGCTAAAAGAAACTTATGACAATATTAAATTTTGCGAGTATAAAAAATCAGGTAGATAAAAAAGCGGAATTGCACTTCTACGGAGATATAGTTGGTAGTTGGTGGGATAAATGGCAAGAAGAGGACAAAACACCGCAAGAGGTGCAAGATTTCTTCAAACAGCTTAATGCTTATGATGAACTTGATATATATAAACAGCGGTGGTGGCTCTGTAT